GAGCATCCTCAGTATCCATCTATTATGAATGAAGATAATATCATCTTCAAGTATCGCAAGAACGTATTTACTAAAGAAGAGCAGGATTCTGCTTATGCTGGTCTTAGAGCCGCTGCTACGGAATCCCAAAATCGTGGTCTAGCGGCTGGTCCTCGTGGCGACCAGCTTGGTCAGGAAGGTCGTGGTAATCGTGATTGGGTAACAGCCGAGCAAGAAGATATTATTTCATTCCTAAAACGTCCTCTTAATAGTATCGAAGATGGTACTAGTATCGAGTCTATTATTAAGATGAACGACTCTTCTAATAAGGAAGAGACCCGTGGTCGTGTTTGGCTTCGTTCAGAAGTTACTAAGTTGTATCCTGAGTATCACGGTTGGTTCGAACAGTGGATAAATCGTGTTAAAGAGTTGCCACGTGAAGAACAGCTTAAAGAAGCATACAAGATAGATGATTTTATTTCAGAGACCAATTATGCTCAGTCTGTAATGTCTGGTATTGCTGGATACTTTGATCGTTATCCTCGTATTCCTTATGGTCGTGAAACTTCATACACTGAAAAGAATCGTGAGAAGTTCGCTCTTTGTTATCCTTATCTTCACAAGCTTAACGATCAGTTTCGTGAATTGATTCCTGGACGTTGGAAAGCTCAAAATGCCCAAGCAAATAAACTTGATAGCAGGTTCCGCATCGACGGTACTGTCTTTACTACTCTTACTGTTAACCATAACTGGCGCACTGCCTGTCATAAAGACGCTGGTGATCTCACTGCTGGTTTCAGCAATATTTGCGGTGTTACTGGTCCAGATGGAAAAGGTTGGCGTGGTGGTCAATTTATTCTTCCTGAGTACAGGATTGCTATTAATCTTCAGCCAGGGGATATGTTACTTGTTAATAACCATGAGGGTATTCACGGCAATGACGCATTAATTGGCGATGACAACGATCGCATGACAATCGTTGCTTACTTCCGTGAGAAGATGACTGATTTGAAGTCGTGGGATTACGAACAACTTCGTAAGCAATATATCGAAGAGCGTCGTATGAATAAAGATCATCCTCTTCAGCGTCCACTTTGGAACGGTGTTTCCGCTGGTATGTGGGATGGTATGATTATGGATGAGAAAACTAAAAAGATGATATATAATGAACTCATACACAAAGAGTGGCTTGATTATATGAAGGCTCATAATATTGATGATCCTTATAAGAAGGAAGAGCAAGCAACGTTGGATGGTTTCTAATGAAAATTGCTAAAATTTGTAATGAGTGGGAGCTTGCGTTTAACTTCGATCTAAAAAGCGAAGATGACGTAAGCCTCCACAATCGCTCGTATCTTCATTATGCTGCTGAACACCCAGAGCTTGTATCAGCCAAGTGCTGGGCTACAAAGTGGCTACTTGAATATATTATTGACATGTCTCAAACCTACACTGCTATTGAGTATATGGCAGGTATCGGCGTTCAGAGTCTTTTGATTCAAAAGCTCTTTAATCTAGAACTCCATGTTATGGGAGAGCTAGACGAAGGATGCGTTGAACACCTTTCTAGCATTGACTGGGATCATAAAGTAATTGTAAACTGTCAAGACGCTCAAAAGTCTTTGATGGAAGATCATAATTTCGATTTGAAGTTTCTTGATCTTCCTAATTCTAGTATCCTTCAGGTCACAACTAAGTGGAAAGATGGGTTCAATAAGTTGTTTGAATCTCAACCTAAGTTGGTTGTGTGGACAGATACTTCTATTACCTATCCTATTTCCATTCATGGCGAGAAGTATGGTAATATCCTAGGATTTAAACTCGAAACAAAATTCGACTATATAAATGCATATTCAGCTTGGCTCTTTAGAAATTTCGGCTATTCAATAAAGAGGGCTGCAATTAGAGGAACCAATGCTGTTTATTTTGCAGCAGTTCCTGGATTAGTATCTACTACTATTTCTAGTTTTCCTATCGCTACAAACCAAGATGGGTTTTATTTTATCGGAGAGGAAAAAAAGACTCTTGACAGTTTCTTCTGAACAAATTATCGGTCGTTGGTCGCAGCTTACTGACCAACCAGAAATATCAGAGCTTAAGAAGGGAATGGACTTTCGTCGTCCAATTTATCGCCGTGAAGTTTTCCTTCGTTTCTATGAATATCATTTGAGATATAAATCACATCCAGGTGCGGTTTATTTTGCTATGCCTTGGTTGGCTGATAAACTTAATATGGATATGGAAACTAAACTTTGGACTGCATTCATCAATGGATGTTCGCAGAATATTGTCACAACATATCTTATCCTTAAGAAATTTCCAACTTTAAAAGAAACTAACATTGACGAGTTAGACAACTGGTGGTCTAATAACCAACATAAGTTCAAGGCAGGATTTGGTTGGGATACAGATCGTAAATATTTTAAGTTTGGGAAAACAGGATTCCCAAACTGTGTTAAGTCGTATAAAGAAAACGTCGATAAGTTCGGTTCTCAAGTTGACTTATTCGATAGTTTAAACTATACTAATGATAAGTCAAAAAACTTCCAAAATACCTGGGATTATGTACGCAAAAACTTTATGTCTTTTGGTCGACTTTCTGCATTTTCATATCTAGAATATCTTCGTATTCAAGGTCTAAACTTAGACTGCGATAATCTTTTTCTAGAAGATATTGATGGTTCACGTTCTCATCGTAATGGTCTATGTAAGGTTCTTGGGCGTGATGATCTAGATTGGTGGAAGCAAGATCTTAAGTATGATGCTACGACTATCGAATGGCTGAAGATAGAAGGTGAGTTGTTACTTAACGAAGCGAAAGCTCGTTTTGGACATCTATATAATGATGTTTCCTACTTTACATTAGAGTCGACTTTCTGTTGCTATAAATCATGGCATAGACCCAACCGTCGCTATCCTAATGTTTACATGGATATGTTTCACGATCGTATTAAGTATGCAGAGTCTGAGTGGGGTAACGAGTTTGATTTATTTTGGCAGATGAGAAAAGATTGTTTGCCTGAGCATCTACGCCTAGAAGATAATCCAAACGATCCAGGATTGAAGCCAGAAAAGCAAAATCACTACCGTGAAACAGGTCAAGTGATTATGATGGAAAAAGAGTGGGATTGTTTCGAGAATGATTTTTATGGACCGAAGGGTCTTGAACATTTTATGGAGTCATGATGAAAGTTATAGCAATCGGTGGTGAACCTGGATCTGGTAAATCTACATTGATGGGTAGAGTGCTGGCATATTTTCAACCTGAAAAGAAGTATAACGAGTTCAAGCTCGTTCCATATCTTCAAAAGGGAAATATTTACTTCCTTGGTAAGTATGACGAAGGCGAAGTATTTTCTGGTACAGATAGGATGTCTATGGCAGTACAGCCAGAGGCATTAAAATTTTTAGCTTGCCTTCCACGTGATTCTATAGTATTATATGAGGGTGATAGATTGTTTACATCTTCATTCCTTGAAGACTGCGCTGAAAAGTACGACCTTAGCATTATCTATCTAGAGACAGATAAGAAGGTTCGTCAGGATAGATATGCTGAACGTGGTAGCGAACAAAACGAAACTTGGCTTGCTGGACGTGAGACTAAGATTGCTAATATTTTGTCAAATTTGTCTCTACTTTTCTTTATAGAAAAGTATCCTAATAACAATCATCAAGAACAGAAAATTGTTTTCGATAAAATTTTGGAGATAGTTAATGACAGCCTTTCCGTGTGAAGATTATTATAATAACTTGAACGAAAAAATTAGCTATAAGTATGCCGAAGACCGCATTATCGCTGACTTCCATGCCTATATAGATAAGACTTATGGTCAACACTATCAAACAGAGAACAATGTTCAATGTTTCGATGCTTGGATTGCTCTTGATGATGCAACTCCAACGTTCCGTAACACAGGTATCAAGTACCTCTGGCGCTACGGTAAAAAGAACGGTAATAACAAAGATGACTTGATGAAAGTCTTACACTACACACTAATGTGTTTGTATAACGACCACTATAAGGATGGTAAATAATGGAAATTAAGATTGATCTTGAAAAGCTAAGAGAGCGTGGGTTGTTTGTAGCTACGCCTATGTATGGCGGTATGTGCGCTGGTATGTTTGCTAAGTCATGCGCCGACTTGTCTACTATTTGCACTCAATACGGTATTCCTCTTCAGTACTACTACCTCTTCAACGAATCATTGATCACACGTGCACGCAATTATTGCTGCGATGAGTTCATGCGTTCTACTTCTCAGCATATGATGTTCATCGACTCAGACATCGGGTTCAACCCACAGGATGTTATTGCTTTGATGGCTCTTCAGGCTAACGAACCAGAGAAGTATGAAATCATTGGCGGTCCTTATCCTAAGAAGTGCATTAGCTGGGAAAAGATCAAGCTTGCTGTTGATAAGGGTATTGCTGACGAAGATCCAAACGTTCTTGAAAAGTTCGTTGGTGATTATGTGTTCAACCCGAAGGGTGGTCAGCAGTCTATCAAGATCGACGAGCCAGTAGAAGTTCTTGAAATTGGTACTGGTTTTATGATGGTAACTAAGGCAGCAATGCAGAAGTTCCAGGATAGTTATCCTCAATATATGTACAAGCCAGATCATGTTCGTACTGAACATTTTGACGGTAGCCGTGAGATCATGATGTTTTTTCAAGCGGAAGTTGATCCTGCTACTAAACGTTATCTTTCAGAAGATTATTGGTTCTGTCAGAAGGCACAACAGGCTAACATCAGCACTTGGTTCTGTCCTTGGATGAAGCTGCAGCATGTTGGGTCTTATATATTTGGTGGGTCTTTGGCGGACCTTGCTCAAATTGGAGCGGCTGCTACAGCTGATCCAGGTTCTCTCGGTGGTAAGAAAAAGAAGTGAGGTAATATAGTATGATGATTCAATTGACACATCCAGAACCCAATTATGAGTTTTGGATCGACGCTATGGAAATTACTGTGATGGAGCGTTATACAAGACCGCCATCTATGCTTATTACGATGAACGACGACCGTCCTAATGTGACTGCCCTAGTTTTGAAGAGTGGCAAGATTATGTCTTGTAAGGAAACACCAGCTGAAATTATGCAAATCGTGAAAGGAAATATGCCATGAATTTTAATGAAAAGACTATCAATATGATGAAAAACTTCTCTTCAGTCAATCCTTCTCTTTTGATTAGGGAGGGTAACGTTCTTCGTTCGATGTCTCCTATGAAGACTATCTATGCGAAGGCAACTGTACCTGATAATTTCACAAAGCGTTTTGCTATCTATGATCTTTCGCAGTTTATCGGTATTCATTCAACTTTTGAAAATCCAAATGTCGATTTCACTGATACATATCTTACTATTTCAGATAATAAGAGAGATTTGAATTTTTATTACGCTGCTGAAGAAACAATAAAGATTGCTGCTGAAAAGGATCCAGCTCTTCCATCAGTGGATGCTACCTTCAACTTCAACACTGATTCGTTGAAGGAAATTATCCGTGGTGCTGGTATTCTTAAGTTGCCTGACATTGCCTTCGTTGGTGATGGTCAGACGATTTCTGTTCAGGCTATGAACCATAAGGAAAACTCTTCTAACGTTTATCGTGAACGTATCACTCAGTCTGATAAGGTTTTCCGTGCAGTGTTCAAGGTAGAAAATCTAACTAAGATTATCTCTGGCGAATATAACGTTGAAATTTCGACAAGAGGTATTTCGCACTTCACAGGGGTTGAAGCAGAATATTGGATTGCGGTTGAAGCGTTTTCCTGAGTTGACTTGACTTTTGACTAGGGAGGGGCTATTATAGTTCCTCCCACTTTTATTATGGAGATATGTGATGACTATTAGGATTGATACTGTTCCAGTAGTTTGGCGAACAACACCATATATGCTGGCTAATAATATATTTGGAACAACGTCGTTCAAAACTAAAATTTGTCCATGTTGTGGACAAGATAAACCTCTTATCAATTATTATGTAAAAGAAAATAGGCAATACATACCAGAGGATGCTTTACAAATCTCTGATTTTAGAACAGATTGTATTATTTGTTATGATGAAAAAAATATTAATTCTAAAAAAGGATTAGGTTGGAAATCAAATAAAGAAGTACAGTTTTCTCTAGAAGGCAATACTATCGAACAGTTTCTTTTTGAAGAGGTAGATAAAAATGCGTGAAGAATTCCTTTGGGTTGAGAAGTATCGCCCGAAAACTGTTGCCGACACTATTCTCCCTGAAGAGCTTAAGAACACATTTCAACAGTTTGTTGATAAGGGCAAAATTCCAAATCTTATCCTATCTGGTTCAGCGGGTGTTGGTAAAACAACTATCGCACGTGCTATGCTAGATCAACTTGAATGTGACTATATCGTAATTAACGGGTCTATGAATGGCAATATTGACACTCTACGAAATGAAATCCTCAACTTCGCCAGTACAGTATCTCTTGGCGGAGGGCGTAAGTACGTCATCTTGGATGAAGCGGATTACCTCAACGCCAATTCCACTCAGCCAGCACTCCGTAATTTTATGGAAGAGTTTTCCAGGAATTGCGGTTTTATCCTCACGTGCAATTTCAAAAACAGAATCATTGAACCCCTCCACTCTCGCTGCTCTGTCATTGATTTCAAGATAAGCAAGAAGGATATGGGCAAGCTCGCTATGCAGTTTATGAAGCGGGTTCTTGGTATCCTTGACGCTGAATCAGTTACGTATGATAAGGCAGTTGTTGCCGAGGTAATCCAGAAGCACTTCCCTGATTGGCGTCGAGTTCTAAACGAGCTTCAGCGTTATTCAGCAACAGGTAAGATTGATTCTGGTATCCTAGCTAACATTCAAGAGTCTTCTATCAAGGATCTTGTTGGTCTTTTGAAGGTTAGAAACTTCACCGAAGTGCGTAAGTGGATCATTCAGAAC